GGGGAGTAGCGGTGGGGGTCATAGGAGGGCACGGGATAAAGGTGCTGGAGCCGCTGGAGGAGGTCCCGACCTCGTTCGGGGAGTGTCGTAACGTCAGGAACTGCGGTAACTGGTCCGTTGACCTCGGGGACGGGTACTGTGTAGAGTGCTGGGACAACGGACTCGGGGGCAGACGGTCCAGGGAGGAGACCCGGGTCCACAGCCGCCGGGAGACCAGGGGGTAGTCGGATGGTCGTGTCACAGGAGTCACGGAGGGGAGCAGGCGGGAGGCTGGACATACCCGAGGTCAGGGGTCTGCTGGACGCCCTGGACTGGCATCCCACCGCTCCGCAGGCGGAGATACTCGAATGCGCCCAGCGTATGGTGCTCGTCGCGGGAGGGGACCAGTCGGGGAAGTCCATGGTCGCCGCCGCCTTCCTGGTGCTGCGGAACCTGATGGAGCACGAGGACCCTCCGTACCTGTACTGGCTCGTCGCCGCCGACTACGAACGTACCAGGCGGGAGTTCGAGTACCTCGGTATGCACTTCGGCAGGCTCGGACTGCTGGCGAAGGGGGTGCCCAAGAAGATAAACCCGGGACAACTGGAACTCACGGACGGCACCGTCATAAAGACGAAGTCCGCCCAGGACCCCAGGACCATCGCCATGGAGGCACCCAACGGCATACTCGGATGCGAGGCGTCCCAGCTCGACTACAACACATACGAGAGACTCAGGTTCCGCATAGCCCCGAAGAAGGGGTGGCTCCTCATGAGCGGGTCCTTCGAGTCCTCTCTCGGATGGTATCCGCAACTGTGGGAGGCGTGGCAAGTGCCCACCCCGGAGGCCAGGGCCTTCTCCATACCCACCCCGTCCAATACCCACCTGTTCCCGGGGGGCATGGAGGACCCGGAGATAGTCAGACTCAGGAACGACTCGTCGGACGCCTTCTTCGCGGAACGGATAATGGCGCGTCCCACCCCTCCGAAGGGGACGGTGTTCGGGAACGACTTCAATGTCACGGTACACGTCCCGGACGACGTCGAGTACATACCGGGAGAGGCGGTGTACGTCTGGATGGACCCCGGTTACGCCGGCGCCTACGCCCTGGAGGCCGCTCACATAGTGGACGGACAGGTCAGGGTGTTCGACGAGGTGTACGAGAGGGAACTCACCACCGAGCAGATGGTGCAGGTGGCCATGAGCAGGGAATGGTGGCAGGACGTCCGGTTCGGGGCCATAGACGTTGCCGGGTACCAGCATCAGGCCATGGCGGCACCGGCGGAGATATGGCTCAAGGAGACAGGACTGTACCTGGCCGCCGAGAAGGTGCGGATAGCCGACGGGATAGAGAGACTCAGGGGGTTCCTGAAGCCTGACCCAATAACGAAGAGGCCGAATATCGTCTTCTCCGGTAAGTGCGTCGGCATACTCTCCGAGTTCGGCGCCGTCGCCAACCCGTTCACGAACGCGACGCAGGTGTACTCCTGGCAGACCGACAGGTCGGGCAACATAGTGGGTCAGACGCCGAGAGACGAGTTCAATCATGGCATAAAGGCCGTGACCTATGGCATAATAGCGAAGTTCGGTTACGGCTACGTCCGGGACGATAGGACGTTCAGGGTGACACGCTGGTAGACGAGTCGTGGTAGACTGAGGACGTCATGCCCAGCTTACCGAGACAGCCCGAGGACATGCTCGGGGTCATAGAACAGCAGGTCGCGGACACAGACGCCCTGCGGCGTAGGTGGGACGACGACTATTCCCGCTTCCGACTGGAGGACTACCAGCCGTCGGAAGAACACGCCGAGTTCGCCGTATACACATCGAACGCCCCCAGGACCGTGGCCGAGAAGGTCATGTCGTGGATATCCTCCGCGGAACTGCTGCTCAGGATACCCAGCGCCGACCAGGTCAGGCAGGGACGTGAGATGCACGACATGAAGGAACAGTTTTTGATGGGCGTCCTACGTGCGGTGGACGAACGTCTGGCGGACTCCCGGATGCCCGTACTGCGGGACCAACTGGCCTTCCAGGCAGTGGTCAGGGGCTGGGTCGCCGGCAGGTCCCTGCTGATCAAGAACGAGGACGGCACCACGGACGTGGACATAACCCCGTGGGACCTACAGGACGCCGCATGGTACCCTCACGTCGGTGCCCCCCTCCAGTGGGCGGCGAGACGCATATCCCGGTCCAGGGACGAGGCCGAGGAACTGTACGGTACACAGCTCGGTGCGGACGATATGCTCGACCAGGACCGTCCGACGGTGGACGTCTGGGAGATATACGACCGGGAGGACATGCTGACACTGGGTCCGGGCGGACAGGTGCTCAGGAAGAGGACGCCTCACTTCGCCGGACGCGTACCGGTGGTCATAGTCCCCGTCGGGCCGCTTCCCTACGTCAGACACAACGACGACCTGGCGGAGACGGTCGCTGACTACGGAGAGTCCATATACGCCTCCACCAGACACCTGGACGACATCAACAACGAGGTGATGTCCATCCTGCTGGAACTGGTCGAGAGGTCCCGTAAGCCACCCATGAAGGTCAGGTCCAGGGACGGACAGAAGACACTGGACGACAACCCCTACGTCGCCGGGTCCACCGTGTCCCTGGGAGAGGGCGAGGACTTCGCCCCGGCCGACCTGATGGGCATGGCCAACGAGACCGGGTCCTTCCTGGGACTGCTCTCGGGCGAGTACCAGAGGGGCTCCATACCCCACACGCTGTGGGGTCAACTGGAGTTCTCGCTGTCGGGTTTCGCCATAAACTCTCTCAGGGCCGGGGCAGAGGCCGTGGTCCTTGGGAGACTACGTGCGTGTGAGCAGTTCTACAAGCAGTCACTGAGCCTGATCTCCGACATGTACGGCACGGGCCTGTTCCAGGCCATGCACCTCCGGGGGTTCGGTACCAACAACGAGTTCTTCGACTCCGAGTTCCAGCCGATGGCCATCTCCATGGCAGGTGTGCCGGAGATGACCCTGATACCGGCTCTGCCGGAGGACGACGTACAGAAGTTCGCCAACGCCCAGATAGCCAGGGACGGACCAGTCCCGCTTATGAGCGACAGGTGGATAAGAGAGAACACGCTGGGCATACAGTCGGCGGACGACCTGGACGCCCAGATCAAGGAGCAGATGGCGGAGAGGGCCGTACCGGAGGCGCAGTTGAACGAGTTCTTCCAGGCAGCGGTCAGGATGGGCAGGCAGGACCTGGCCCAGATCTACTACATGATGCTCATGCAGATGCAGATGGCGAAGGCCGCCATGTTCGGACAGCCGGGAGCCCCGGGAGAGGGTGGTCCCGAAGGACCTCCCGGAGGACCCGGAGGAGGCGCTCCGCAACAGAACGGGGCAGGACCCCCGACATTCGCACCGGAGGTACTACCGAACGCCATGGTGGGACAACCACCGCCCGAGCCGTTCCAGCAGGCAGGACCGGTGGTCCCGCCCGGAACGCCCAGACCGGGAGCACAGAGCGACGCCCAGAGACTAGCTGGTCTCGGGCTGATAGCCCCAGGAGGATAGACCGTGACACCTGAACAGATACAATACCTACAGAGTATCAGAGAGAACTACAGGGCGAGTGGCCAGGACCTACCGACGTTCATAGGCGACGTCATGTCCTACTATCGGGACGTGCTCGGGCGAGAAGTGGATGAGGCCACAGTGATCAACTTCCTGACCGGAGGCGTACTGACGCCCCCTCCGGGAGCCACGGACGAACAGGTCCGCAATGCCTTCATCCCCGAAGAACAACGTCGTGGTTTCTTCCCGGCCAGAGAGGCGGCAAGTGTACCTCAGGGTGTTGTCACGCCAGGAGCCGGCGGAGGGATCCAGGACCAGGCCGTAAAAGGCCTGGATCCGAACGTAATGCCACGCAAAGAAGCTACCGGAACAGGTATCGATTTCACTAGATATGTGGATAACGCTCTCCAAGATACTCAATCATTCCTACCGCTCACACAGCAACAGCTCGGCAGGGAGGCCATAACAGCCGCCGGAACGACAGAAAGTGGGAGGGCCGCCCTGTGGCAAGGTGCGTTTGGTAGGACGTTCCCGACCGGACTCCCTCAGAGACTGAGTAGTGCTGCTGACCGTATGCGCAATCCGATAGAGGCCCAGTGGAAACTGAGCACCGCCCTTGGATCAGAAGTGCCGTTCGCTGAGTTCGCGTCCGGGGCCAGAGGTACGGATCCGACAAAGATGATGCAACTGGCACAAAGGGTGGCGAAAGCTCTGCCCACATCAATGGAGAAGACCCAGGGTGCGTACGATTCGGCCCTGAACCCCATACAGGGGTCAAGCTGGCAACAGAGACTGGCCAGAGAGTTCCCCGGACTGGGATCGGCTGCACAGTCCCGGTTGATAGAATTGTCGAACGATCCGGATGAGCAGTTCAAACTCAGCCAGCAGGTAGCAATGCAGAACGTCCCCATGCATCTCAGGACATCTTTGGGCAATGCTACGAATCAGGCATATACTTCTTTCGCTACTGATATGGCGAGTGTCGGAGTGGATCCTCTCGTTGAGTTCTCCAAAGGAGGCTACCGTTTCCTGGGATTCGTTCCGAACTGATCATAGACTGACCAACGATCGGGGTGACCACATGCCATATCATGACTACGACGACAACGGAATGGCCGGACTCGGCGGCAACGGGTTCCAGGCATTCAACACGCCACAGGAACGTAACTGGTGGGATCCTCCTGTGGCGCACTCAGGCCCTGCCAGTAATCTGGGATCACTGTCGAACGTAATGGGTTCCGGTCCTTTCGGTCGGACCCTTCAACTCCCGAGCGGAGGTTCCTACTCTATACCCCCTCTGGGCCAACAGGTACTGGGAGGAGATGGTAGGTCCCAGGCAGCCGGTGACATGTCGGCACCGGGAGCGGACGGCACACCGGGCGTATTCGGAGTACCACTCTCCCGCATCTACGAGGAGGACCCGAGACTAGGTTACAGCACGGCCATGTCCGGTCTGCCGAGGAATATGCGTGATTTCTTCCAGAACCGTTACAGCAGCGTGATGAACGAGTACCTGGGGAGCCTGGGTAACTACCTCCAACAGGGAGGCGCAGAGAGTACGGCTCCCACATGGTCGTCGTTCCTGGGAGAACAACCCTTCCAGCAGAGGTTCAGGACGTTCTCCCCCACCGAACGGTTCGGTTCGGGACAACAACGGAGATTCGCTCCCAGGGCTCAGTACTACCAGTAGGAGTCTGATATGCCCAACGGAGAAGTGCGTCCCAGGCCAGAGGTACTGCCTCCAGTCGAACAGTTCGAGTTCGCGAAGAGTGTTCTGAGGGGGGACCCCGAGTGGGGAGCCGCCTCGCCCAAGAGAGCTCTCAGATTCCTGACCTCATTCGCTGCGATGGGATTCGCGGACGCGATAGACCTGATGAGGATAGCGGATACGGCTTCCGATTACGTCCCCGGAGCCGAACTACTCAGAGGGCTGGCCACCGGCGCCCTGGAGAGTGCCAAACCATATCTGCCCGTCGTTTCACAGGCTCTGCCGCCCCCTCTGTCACAGGTCGCCTCCCTCACTCCTCATCTGGACATGAGTCCCGAAGCACAACAGAGACGGTACGATTGGGCCGCCGGGGTGCGCCGTGAGGTGGGCAAGGGTGTTCCTCCAGAACGATGGGGCATAGCCAGATCACCGTCCACGCTGGTAGAGGGTTTCGGGCAGATCCTCGGGCAGAAACTCCCGGCACGGGAACTCAGGGCCACACTGGAAGACCAGTATGAACAGCTACCGCTGACAGAACAGATCGTCGGCGGGTTCATCGATCCGACACTCGCATTCGGAGGACTGGGCAAGGCCGGTGTCATGGGGATCGGCAGGATACTAGAGACCGGGGCGGTGAGAGCCGCCTCTGCTCGTGTCCTGCCGGATGTCGTCCAGTCCATGGCCCAGAAACTGTCCAGGTTCCCCATGATAAATCCCGAACTGAGATCTCCTTTGGCAGGTCCGGTCACGATGAGTGACCTACAGTCATTCGACGAGTTGGTGGAGGTCGCCTTCCAGGAAGACAATTTCAGGGCTCTCGCCGCTATGCCCGGTTTCCGTTCCGTCACCGCTCACCTGAACCCTGCCGCACTTGCGGAAGATCCCGTCAGCAGGGCATACGTCGGCGGTCAGGCTCTACTGGTACAGGGTCAACAGAAGGCCGCAGGGGCTTTCGCTCATCTCAGGAGGCTCGGAACACAGGAAGAGGTGTTCGGTAAACTGGACGAGAGGGGCCTGTTCGCTGATGGTCCTCTCAGGGGGAAGGCTCCGAACGATGTGATGACGTGGGGGCTGACGAACCCCGGTGAGTTCAAACTGAAACCTCAACAGAGAGAGTGGATACAACAGGCGGAACGCCTGGAAGCCGCGAAGCTGGAACTATTGCAGAGTAATGGCATAGACATAAAGGTACTGACCTTCTCACAGGGGGGTCACTACGCCGGACGACGTGTGTACGCCAGGACCATCGGTGATGACGTAGTAGATACGCAGTTCCTCTCGGGGGGAGCCAATAAGCCCGGGCAGAAACTCCATGCAGAGGAAGCACGTCATTTCAAGACCCAAGAAGAGGCCATAGAGGCCGGATACAGGTACCTGCCAGAGGACGAGGCGCTGTTCCTGAACATACAGGGTGCCTACAACAGGATAGCCGAGAAGTCGGCGGGGGACTGGTTGTTCAGTCGGCCATCAGTTCAGTGGAGGGTCAAAGAGGGGCCGGAGGCACTTCATCTGGCCCTGCACGGACTGGAGGAAAGGGGAGAGAAGGCGAAGGAACTCGGCTCGTTGATAACCGATATCCGTAATGGGAAAATAGAGATACCGGACAGCCGGGTAGACTACTTCAAGGGTGTGTTCGCAGACAAACCAGTCGAGGTCAATGGTATCCCGGTCACGGAAGCGGAGTTCCTGGACGGACTCCGCACACTCAGGGACGATGTACGACTCTCCACCCCCACCGCCACCGCACGGGCTGGTGATGTTCCCGGTGCCCCCACCGCAGCACGGGAAGGTAAGGAATCAGTGGTTTCTGGGTTCCGAGATGGAGTATCACCAAAAGCACTTCCTCCTATCGATGAGATAACAGATAATTATCTAAAACCACTTTCGGTGTATACAGATCGTCTATTCCATGAGACTAGTGCTGATGGTGCTCTTGGTTTTCTGTCGGGTGGTGGTCATAATTTTGAAAGACTCTATTTTGCTAACAATGCACACCTTGCCCGTGGGCAGGAAGGGAAAGGGGTGCTATTTGAGCTTTCCTCTGAAGGTGTAGAAGGCGCGATAAACCAAAGTAAACCTGCGTGGGGGTTTCAGTGGAGCCAGGGCGGTGCGGAGTTCTTTACTAGCTACCACAGTAAGTCTGGGCTGGTAAGTAAAGTTATTAGTGTGACTGTAGAGAAAGAGGCTAAGACTAGCACTCCGGCAGGCAGAACACTTAGATACTTTACTAGAGATTGGAAACAAAAGACTAATCCAGATGGTAGCGTGACATATGTTAAGCCTGATGAAGCTGCCCCTCCCTCAACCGCAGCACGAGGTGCAGAAGCCGCACCTGTTGTGAGGGCCGTTAGCGAAGAGTTGATACCTGGAACTGGGGTTACTTCAGACACTATCCTTTCAAATCTGTCGAAGCCACTAAGGGAATACAGCGATGGACAACTAAGAAGTATGCTCTGGACCAGAGTTAGAGGACGTGCTCCGGGTACAGTAAGAAGCAAATCTCCTAATGTCAGGTTCTATGAAGCAGAACTCGCAAAGCGAAAAGCCGCCGGGGTGGTGCCCCAAAAGGAACTCACTGCCAGGGCGGCCTCTCTCAGGATAGACCAGAAAGCCCTGGTCAAGAGTATAGGAGGAGAAAGGGCCAAGATCAATAAGGAGTTGACTGAGATAGCCACCGTGAAAAAGGGTGAGGCAGAGGTGACCTCTATACCACTCTTCAAGGGCAAGATACTGGAGGGACCTAACGCTCTGAATCTCAAAGAAGATATCATCGGAGCCTTCACCCCTGAAAAAGTACCCGGGTTGTTGACTTCCGTCAACAAGGCCGGTGCCGTGGTCAGGTTCTTGAAGCTGGGTGGAGACATGTCTCTGGGCGGCATACAACTGTTGTTCCTGGCAGCATACAAGCCAAAGGCTTACGGTAGTGCGATGAAGGGTTTCGTAATGGCCTTTATGGATACGTCCTACCATGCCGACTATCTGGCCCGTAACAATGACATAGTACAGAAATCAACGAACCTCCTGCTGTCCGGACAGGGAGGTACGGAGTTCACAGAGGCCATGGGACGTGGCGGCATGTTGAGCAGTGGCAGACTCAAGATCGCAGGTGACATACTAAGACCGTTCCAGAGGGGATTCGAGGCCGGACTGGACATAGCCGGCATAGAGATGAAGAAATCCCTCCAGTCTCTGGCCACGGACCCTCATTCCACCGCCCAGGTCGATGATTTCATCAACGAGTTCCGTGGACTTGCGTCCAGTAAGAAGCTGGGTGCCAGCGCCAGAGTCAGAGAGGCGGAGTCGCTGGTCCTGTTGGCCCCCAGGTACAACCGGGCCGTGGCGGCTGTGTTGGCAGACCTGTTCAGGGGCAATCTCAGGGGGCAACTCGCCAGGACGGCACTCGCGAGGGGCATAATAGCCATAGCCGCCGTGGCTACGGTGTACACGTCGGTCAGAGGTCTCAGAGAGGGCAAGACGAAGGAGGCCATATACAACGACGTGGTAGATGTACTGAATCCGGCATCTCCCAAATTCATGCTGTGGGAGGTCGCAGGGCAGATGGTCGGACCGGGTACCAAGGTCAGGTCCGTCCTGGCCCTTCTGGGCAATACTATAGAGGACCCGGAGTCACTACTCGAACTGAGCATGAAGAACCCCGCCTTTCGGTTCGCGAGGGGTCAACTGGGGCCGGTCCCGTCCACCGGGATAGACATGCTGACCGCACGAACCTTCCTGGGAGACCCTGTCTGGGGAGCCGGCAAAGGTGTCAAACAGGGTGCGTTCAACTTCACCAAGAACGTGGTGGCCGAGAACATGATGCCGATCTGGTTTCAGTCAGTGACCATGGAGGGAGGCTCCATAGGACAGAGACTCAGCAGGGGCGCGGCTGAGTTCTATGGCGCGAGGGCATTTCCACAGGGGATAGCTCAGATATTGAATCATCAGTCCCCTCGCATCATGAAGAAACGGTTTGATAAGCTGGAATCATTCGAGAAACACTTACTCAGTGGGTTACTCAAGGACCGAATAGATCCACTGACCCAGCAGGACATAGAGCGTGGCAGGGAACTGTCGGAGTTCTTCGACAGACTCGACCAAATCAACCTAGAGGAGGCCATGCACCTGGCAGAGGCGGTCAGACAGGGTAAGGGCGGGTTCCATATAAACGGTATCCAGAACAGGTACCGCGGTATGAGGATGGAACGGGGTCTGGACCAGGAGTTCGAGCCCGGGAGCATCAATGACAAGGATCCCATAAAGGCGGCTATGGCCCAGAGGAGCGCACTGTTCGATGACCCCAGGCTCAAGACCCCTTCTGGGATGGAGATAGACTGGGATAAGTTCGAGTACCTAGAGAAGGTCCTGCGAGACAATCACTGGACAGAGGAACAGAAAGAGGGAATTCTCAGGAACACCAACATGAGACCCATACCATTGAACGTCGTGTTCGCAAAGGGGTTTCCTTCTGAGAAGAGAGCGTCTATCCTGGCTTCCCATGAGGCCAGGGTTCGTTATTTGGCCAGGACGGGTCGTTCGGAACTGATAGGTCCTCTCAAGAGATGGTATTTCATGGAGGGCCTGGAACTCTCAATGCAACAACAGAGGGAAGAGGAGGTGCAGAGTGTGCCAGCAAGGTAATCAGACGGTGTGGAGCGAGTGCAGAAAGGAGATATCCCGCAGGATGGGGACCACTAACCTGACCAACGCGGATATCCGATCCATGCTCAGGAAGAACGACGGTTGCATGATGGAGCCGAAGATACACAGCAAGTCGGAACACATAGCACTCCGACAGGCCGTGGAGCGCCTACCGGAAGGGACACATGCGTGAGATAACCCTCGCCGGGATGAGGGTGTCCGACCACACAGGGGCGCTGGTCATAGCTGAGGCCGGTCATAATCACGGCGGAGACCCTGACAGAGCTGAGGAGCTGGCCCGTTCGGCCCTCGCGTCAGGTGCTGACATGGTCAAGTTCCAGACACGCCATCCGAGAGAGGTGTACTCCCAGGCCGAGTACGGCAGGAAGAGCGACAACCCCCAGTGGATGGATCCTGTCTACGGTAGGCATCGGGAGAAGCTGGAGTTCACCCATCAACAGTGGGGAGACCTGTTCGCGTACTGCCTGTCAATAGGTATCACCCCGTTCTCGACGCCCTTCGACTTCAGGTCGGTGGACATGTTGCGGGACATGGGGGTATCCGTGTACAAGGTGGCGTCTGGAGACGCTACCAACATACCGCTGATAGAGTACATAGCGGATATCGGCAGGCCCATGCTCATCAGTACCGGAGGCTGTACCAGTCACGACGTGCAGAGGATAGAGAAGGTGTTCTCCGACCGGGACACCCCACATGCGCTGCTACACTGTTCGTGCATATATCCGGCTCCGGCCAACGTACTGAACCTGTCGGCACTCACCGATATGAAGACTCTGGTGTCCCCACGGACCGTTCTGGGACTGTCCAGTCACTACCCGTCATGGGAGGTGGCCCTACCGGCATACGCCCTGGGGGCCAGGATATTCGAGTTCCACTTCACGGTGGACAGGAAGTGGAAGGGGACCGACAACGTGTTCAGCCTGGAGCCGCCCCAGATGAGGTCCCTGGTGGACGGGTTGCGGGTCACCGCGGACGCCATGGGCCATGGGTACAAGATGCCCGACCCGACGGAGGACAGATACACCACGGAGCGGAGGAAGAAGGTGGTCGCGGCACGGGTCATCAGGGCTGGTCACGTCATCACGGGGAATGACCTTGCATACATGTGTCCTGCCTCCCTGACTGATAGCGATGAGATGGGCATACCGCCCTATGAGAGAGACGAACTGATAGGTAGCGTGGCCGTCTCCGATATCGAGGACGGTGCGGACGTGACCTGGAGGGCACTGTCACGGGTTTGACAGTCTGTGACGCCCTATGATAGTGTCTTGGACATAATCCAGCCTCATTAAGGTCTAGGTTCTACGGGAACAGGCCCAGGGGTGACTAACCCGGGCTTTTCTCTTGACGACAGAACAACAAGAAGCCTTATTCGATGTTCCGATAGAAGAAGATGTCTCTCCCTCCTCTGGTGATATGTTGGAGTCGGAGGCCCCTGCGATCGATCAGCCTCTGTCCCAGGAGCCAGCTTCCCAAAGTGATGACAGTGCTGTCATATCGGACACGCCAACCGAACAGCCTGTACCGGCTCCTTCATATCCCCAACAACCCCAGGCCGAGGTTCCGCAGGCCACATCTCAGGAAGAGATGTACAGGCGTCAGCTCATAGAGACCCAGCAGCGACTCGCAGCCGTAGAGGCCGAGAAGCAGAAGGTGGCTCTGGAACAACAGGCGCTGGCCTATCAGAACCAGATGGTCGAGAGGGGTGTGCCCGAGGACATGGCGCAGACCCTGTCCCAGCAACAGGCACAGATGCAGGCCCAGTCCATAGACCTACAGACCCAGGCGCAACAGGCGCTGGCGAACGAGCAGGGTAGGTACCGGGCCGCGCTACATTACGGTAAACAGTACGGCATCGAACCCGATGCCCTTATCATGTACGACTCCCCACAGGCCATGGAGACCGCTGCCAAACAGTCCTCGGAGATATCCACTCTGAAGAGAGAACTCCAGGACATGAAGCAGCAACAGGTCCCCGTGACCGAGGTCGAGCCCTCAGCCGGACCGGTGGCTGGTAACAGCAACATAATCCGGCTACGAGACAGGTACGCGATGGGTGAGTCCCTGTCCCAGGACGAGATGTCCCGACTGAACGGCTACTTGAGCGGTTAACAACATGGAGGTGAAGAGCTATGGCTCAGACTTCGGCAACCGGTAATTTGGAGAATGCCAGCAGGGAGATGATCTCTACTGCGCGTTATACAGAAGAACATTCGGCACCGATACTCAATCTGGTAGAGAAGTTCACCCTCCAGAAGGGTTCGGACACTCTGGTCATACCAAAAGTGGCCCAGATGACGATATCCGACCTCACAGAGGGACAGGACATAGTTGATACCGAGGAGATCGGCATGTCAACAGTGTCCGTGACTCCATCAGAGGTGGGCGGCAAGGTCATAATCACCTACAAGCTCCTCCGGCAGAACAGCCAGAACATCTGGCGGGTAGTCGGGCGGCAACTGGGTGAGGGCATGGCCAGGAAGAAGGACTCGGACCTGGCGGCACTGTTCTCTGCTCTCAACGATTCCACGGTACTCGGAGCCGCGGCTGACCTGTTCAGTGCAGCCAAGGCGTCCAGGGTGGTGGCGGTGGCGAAGGCCAACAAGTACGGCCAGAACCTACGAGCCGTCATGCATCCCAACCAGATCTACCGTGCGGCTGCTGACCTGTCCACGGTGGGCAGTGCGGCAACGGTCTCCAATCCCATAGCCTCGGGTGCGTCCCAGGACCAACTCAAGGACTACTTCCGCTTCAACATATCAGGCGTCAACTTCTATGAGGACGGTAATATCACCGTGAACTCCTCTGGAGACGCGACAGGCGCGATATTCGACCAGGGTGCCCTGGGTATGCTCACCTCGGTGTCTATGATGACCGAGCGCGAGAAGGACATATCCCTACGGGCATGGGAGATGGTCGTGACCGCAGACTACATAGCTTTCGAGATCGATGACGACCGTGGGGCTCCTCTCCACTACGATGCGAACGATCCCTCTACGACAACGTAGGCAGGTGAACCAATGGCGATAACAACGGCAGAGAAGGTACAGTTAGAGAAACGTGGGGGGGTCGCGGTGACCCCCATCCACAACTCCTCTCCGAAGGGGCAGTGGTACAAACCGGACCCGGATTGTCCGGGTCATGCCGAGTCCTTACTGGAGAAGGATATGGCAGCCGCTGAGGTGTGCCTGAGAGCCACTGACGCCGAACCGAGCCAGACCTGGCCGGGGCACTGGCTTGCTCTCGCCTCGAATCTGCCCAGTGACACCTACCATCAAGAACGATGGGGAAATAAATGGAACCTGGGGGGAGCACCCATGCTGACCCCTGGTACCCATCTGACCCCTGAAGCGACGGCCAGAGCGGACATGGATACTCCCAAACAGAAGGCCGATAGTTTGAAGAAGTTGATAGAATCCACCCATTCCAGACAACCGGCAACTAAGAAGAGCTGAATCTAGACCGCACGGTTGTAACGATCGGCCGAGGCCGTGCGGAAAGAAAATATCGGCTGGTCGCAGGGTGTATAAGAAACCTGTAAACACGACCTTGAAGGAGGTTAGACATGGCCTATATACAAACAATAATGGGTAAATACGGGTGGGAGAAAGTAACCACTTCTGCCCAGAAACACAAACTAGGTACTCGGATGCAGATTTTTGATAGAGAATTTGTGTATTGCGAAGCAGGTGAAGATATAACTGCAGGTAAACTAGTAATGGGTATTGATGGAACTGCTGCCCATCAGGTTGACTTGGCAGTATCTGCTGCCTCCGCAGGAGCTACTAGCATAACTCTTTCGGGTTCTTTAAGTATTGCAAAAGACCTATACAAAGATGGATGGCTTATCTTCAACGATGTTGAAGAAGAAGGTCATATGTATAGAGTCAAAGGCA